GGGTGAGTATGAGTTGATCGCACTCGTTGGGGCCGTGCCGGTGGCAAGGTGGTTTGTGACGCTGACTCTGACGACTGCGACGTTCCAAGCCAGAGACAAGGTCGGAGCAGTGGAACTGGACTCCGCTAGTCGTCTCGAGATCTGGAATACTCTGACCACAGAAACATTTACAGCAGATTCATTCGGTGAGTTGCTGTTGATCAGCGATGGCACGAACGGCAGAGCGGTAAAGGTCACTGGAGCTAATCACATTGCTGCCGATGTCCACGACTGCCAAGCGGATGGGTTGAGTGGTAGTACGGAGATTGCGGCGATAAATACATTTGCCACACGAGTGACGACCGGATTGGTGCAGGATGGGGCTGTCTACCAATTTACTGCGAACATGCTGGAGCTTGCCCCAAGCGGTGGTGGCGGTTCTAGTGTCAATGTCCTTCCAGCAACTGGCATTGTTGCCGATCGATCTGCTGGAGCGACATTGGTTCCGGTTGTCGGCGAAACGATCAGTCAGTCAATCACGCTCTACCGGACGGACGGAACAACGGCTATCAGTCTGAGCGGAAAGACATTGGTAATCGTGTTTGAAACATTATCTGGCGTCGATGTGGCTACGGTTGCAAGTGGGAGCATCACGATCAGTGGGGCCAGTAGCAACATCGTAACGTTCGCGTATCCATCAGCAGTTACGGCGAGCGAGCGAACATTGCGGTTCGCTATCAGGGACGCCGCAGCACCGAGCACACTGTACATGCAGGGTGTGTGTAGCGTGGTTAGGGCACCACAGGTAGACGCATGAGGTTGAAGCTTTGCCCATGTGGTGCAGTGTTAGATGTAAGGCACAGGGAGTGTGAGCGGTGTGGACGTGGCAAGCAGAGGGCATCAGTCAGTACGACAGAGGCAGGGTACGACGGAGCATGGAAGCGATTAAGCGTGCGGTTTAGAAATGAGAATCCTTTGTGTGAGGAATGCAAAAAGCGAGGCATCGCTACAGAAGCACAGGAGGTCCACCACGTCATTCCAATTGCGGAGTCTCCGTGGCTACGACTCGAATGGAACAACCTTATGTCGTTGTGCGTGGCGTGTCACAGGGCAATTGATCAGGCAAGACGTGATGGACAGTGACAGGCCGGGGGGGGCGGTCGGAATGTTGGGGTTTGGCGGTCGTCGATATCCCTGTAACCCACACGCATATCTCCACAAAATTGAGGTTTTAGAAAATGGCACGAGGACGAAAACCACTGGCAGCAGAAATCAAGCACGCAACAGGGGCGTTCCGGAAAAATCCAAAGCGGCAAAACAAGTCTGCGCCAAAAGCAGATGGACTATCGCCAGAAATGCCTGACTGGTTTGGCGAGGTGGAAACACAAAAGTGGAACGAGCTGAGTGTGGACCTTAAAGCGAACGGTGTGTTGTCATCTGATACTCGCGAAGTGCTCGTGGCATATTGCACGACCTATGCGAAATGGATGGAAGCCCGCGAAAAAGTTGCTGAGACCGGACTCGCAATTGAAGGCTTTGACAAAGATGGCAACCGAACAATAACGCGAAACGCCTACGTGTCTGAGATGAATAAGTTTCGCGAGCAACTCAATAAGCTGCTTCCGGAATTGGGCCTGACGCCAGCCAGTCGGCAGAAGTTGACTAGTCTAAAGCTGGATGACAAAAAGGAAGATCCGTTCGCCAAAATCATGGCAAGAATGGGGCGAGGATGAAGCGTAAAAGCGACACACATAAAGCCGTTGATAAGTACGTGAAAGACGTGCTGAGCGGTCGCATTGTGTCGTGTGTTTCGCATCGGGCAGCAGTGCAGCGATATGTGGACGATCTTGAGCGGCAGAACAGCCCAGAGTTTCCGTATTACTTTTCCCTCGATGTGGCGTCGGCCTGCTGCGACTTCTTTCCTGAAATCCTAAAGCACTCAATCGGCAAATGTTCCGGAAAACCGTTTGAACTGGAGCGGTGGCAGTTGTTTGGCGTGTGGAATATCTTTGGCTGGAAGCGATGTGAAGACCGCACAAGACGCTTCCGCAGATTCTTTTGGACGATGGCACGCAAGAACGGCAAATCAACGCTCGGAGCCGGGATCGCACTACTTGGAGCGATGTCAGACGTAAATCCATTCACTGGGCGGCCAGAAGATGTGGCAGAAGTTGTACTTTGTGCCACCAAAAAGGAGCAGGTTCAGAAAGTGATGTATGCCGAGATTGAGCGAATGCGGGGCCAGTCGGAACACGTCAAGGCTCTTTCGACACCGATCAACAAGCAAATCACGTTCAATCATAACAAAGGCTATATTCATTGCATTGGCAGCGACAAGCCGTTTGACGGATTGAACCCTCACATGGTGTTGATGGACGAGAAACACGCATGGAGAGAGCATCACCGGAAGTTCTACGATACGATGATGACTGGATCTGGAAACCGCTCGCAGCCACTAATCGGGGACTTTACGACGGCCGGAGATGACACAAGCCAGTTGTGGCAGGAAGATTACGACTACGCAACAGGTGTTGTTCGTGGGGAGTTCGTTGACGAATCATACTTTTCATACATTTTTGAACTCGATGAAAACGACGATGCTTTGAATGAGTCGTTGTGGCCAAAGGCAAACCCAAATATCAATGTCTCAATTGGTCTTGAGTCTCTGCGAGAGGCAGCAACAAAAGCCAAAACATCACCTGTAGAACTGAATAGATTTACCAGGTATCACTGCAATCGCAAGGTTTCAGCGTACGAGCGATTTATTCTGCCTGCCGAGTGGGACGACATGGCAGAAACTCTTTCATCTTGGCGACATGCTGACGCGATCACTGCAGGAATTGACCTTGGTGGCCGCGATGACTTGGCGTCGTTTGCTGTTGTGGCTCGATTCCCAATCGATGAAGATGAGGAAGGCAAAACCATCTGGCGTTATGAGGCTTTCACTAGATCCTTCATTGTCGATGAAACAAAACGCGATTTGAAGAAACAGCCGTGGGCCGGTTGGGTCGCTGGAGGTGAACTGACCGTGTCTCGTTACGTGGTAGCCGCACTGCGAGATGACTTTCTACAAGTGGCAGAAGAGCTGGGCGTTCGGGCGGTCGCATATGACCCGTACAACGCTGCACAACTCGGCGATGAGCTGTCGCAGGCAGGTTTAGAGGTTATCAAAATGCCTCAGAACTGCTTTCAGTTCCACGAACCCATGCAGGAACTGTCCGCAGCGATTAGAGAAAATAGGTTCGTGCCAGAAAAGTCCGACAACATCCTGCGTTGGTGTGCTTTAAACATGATGACAACCAGCAACGCACAAGGTAAAATGATGCCAGATAAGCGGAATTCGAGCGAGAAGATCGACGCTGCCGTGGCTTTGGTGATGGGCATTAGATTGGCCATGCTGGCTCCATCGCGTCCGACAGGTTCTTTATTCATCGTTTGAAGGCCCAAATATGGAACTGTTTCGACGTTTTATCACACGAGTTGGCTCAGGTTTGGGTGCCTTTTTCGGCACTTCGCCGGAGTTTGGCACTGCTAAGTTAACGCCACGCAGGGCTATCGAATATGCACCAGTTTGGTATGCAGTAAACAAAATTGCCGGGCACTTTTCGCAATTGCCCATTAACTGCCATCGCAGACTGGAACGCGGCAGCAGCATTGAGCGATCTCATGCCGGGCATAAGATCGTACACACGCGACCAAACGACTACCAGACTGCTCCAGAGTGGAAAATGTTCGGAGCACCAAGCCTTCTGTTGTACGGCAACTGGCGATGCGTTGTTGAGCGCGAAGGCGGACGGCCAGTTGCGTTGTGGCCAATGTTGCCAGACCGCTCAAGCAGCGAATGGTTCGAGGGCAAGCGATGGCACGGCACTGTTTTGTGTAAGCACGAGCCATTGGCGGCAAAACTCGGAGTGACCGAGGATAGTCAAACGGTTTGGTTTCCGGATGAAGATGTGTTTTTTGTGCATGGCCTGAGCTTTAATGGCCTTGCTGGATTAAATGCGTCTGCGGTCATGAGCAACAGTCTTGACGCTGGATTATCGGCAGAGGATCAAGTTCGAAACCTTGCCAAAAAGGGATTCAGCGGATCTCTAATTCTTGAAGCTCCTGACGGAATGTTCCGTAATGAACAGGAAGCAAAGAAATTCTTATCTATGTTTCGCGAAGCTCACGACGGGGTAGAGAACACTGGCAAAACGGCGATGCTTCGCGAAGGTATCAAGGCAAACATGGTTTCCATGAGCGGCAAGGATTCGCAGTGGATTGAGCAACGGCTATTTCAGCGGCAAGAGGCTGCGATGTGGTTCTGCTTGGAAGAGATTCTTGGCGACGATTCAAGCGTGTCTTACAACAGTCTCGCAGAAAAGCATTTGGCATACCTGACGAACTGCCTCAACCGATGGTTGGTCCACATTGAAGCTGCGTGCAATCGATCACTGCTGACGGAACGCCAGTTGACGAGCGAAACGCACTATTTCAAGTTCAACACAAACGCACTTATGAGAATGGACCCGCTGAAACAGGCCGAATACCTGACGAAGCTAATTGCGGCAACGGTGATCAGCCCGAATGAGGCACGCGAAAAACTGGACATGAATCCCTATGACGGCGGGGATGAATATCAGAATCCAGCAATCACAGTGACGGCACCAATGGAAGAGGATTCGCCGGACGTTCCAGAAGATCCTGAGCCGGAGGACGATCCAGAAACAGAAGCAGTGCAACGAATGGCCGTAGTCTCTCGGCTACGTCCTTTGCTGGCTATTGAGCAGCAGCGAGTGGCAGCAGCGGTCAAAACAAAAACGCCGATTCAGTCGGTTGAAAAGTTTTACGCAAAATGGCAACACACGCTGGGAGATGTTTGCGAACAACTCGGAGGAACGCCATACGCGGCCGCTGAGCACTGCCGAATCTCACAGGATGCCTTGATTGAAGTCATGAGCAAGACGGCAGCAAAGGCACTCCCAGACGCAGTTGGGGAACTCACGGCATCGTGGGGCGAGCGGGTTGAGGATTTGGCAGATTACATACTTGGAGCGACAGTATGACGGAAGGATTCGTGGCCGATCGGCCTGAGTTCGAGTGGCTGACAAAAACGTCAGGCGGTTGGCAATTCGGTGAACAGGGAATTTTAGTTGCGTTGGCGAACCTAATTAACCAGCCGGGCCAGTGCGTTGAGGTCGGGGCTGGCGACGGAGAAGGACTGCCGTTGACGATCGAGCCGTTTTACAATTACGGGCTTGATTGCGTGCTGTTTGAAAGAGATTCAGAGTCCCTTGAAAAACTTCACGAAAAGTTTCCAAAAGCGAATCTTCGCGCAGCATTCGTCCTAAACACGAGTTGCCACCTTGGTGACAACTTAATGCTGTGCGTGATTGACGTTGACAGCATCGACCGCGTCATCATGGAGCAGATTTTGACGTATCACAAACCGAGAATGCTGATGGTGGAGCACTTCGACAAATGTCATCCTGCAAATACGGATGATGTAGGGCGTGTTCCAGCGTGGCTGCTAGGCATTGAGATCGATGGAGGCTTCAAGATTCAAGACAACGCCGAAACCATTTATTCGATTGCTTGTGATTTCAATTACACGCGACTCGGGACGACACGAGTCAACTCAATTTTCGTTCATGACTCCTTAGTCGAAAAGGTTACAAAGCATGTACCAGTCTGATTTGGAAACCGGCGAAATCTTTCTTTACGATGCAATTGGTTCCTCGTTTTGGGGAATGATCGATGCGGCCACAGTACTCCCAGACCTTGCGAAGATGTCAGGCCGCAAAGTGACGCTTCGGATTTCATCCCCCGGCGGAAGCGTGGACGAAGGGCGAGCAATTTTTAACGCACTGAAGCGGCATCAGGGCGGCGTTGACGTTGTTGTGGATTCGTCGGCGTATTCGATTGCCAGTTACATTGCGATGGCTGGAGATCGCGTCGTTATGGCAAAAAATGCCATGATGATGGTTCATAATCCGTGGACAATGGCGATGGGTAGCGCCGCTGAGTTGCGAAAGACCGCTGACGTTCTGGACAAATACCGAGATTCCATTCTCGACGCCTACATGGACCGGACAAAAAAGGACCGCAAGAAGATAATGGCGATTCTAGATTCAGAAACATGGTACACGGCACAGGAAGCAGTTGCGGCCGGGTTTGCGACAGAGGTCGGAGATATTGTCGTTGACGCTCCAAAGTTTGCAAAGGCGATGTATGGCAGCAAGCCGGAAGGCGAAAAGACCAACGAGCCAACGGCAGGAAGTCGGACGCCAGCAACGATTGCATCGCGCGAAATCCGATTGCAGCAGATCAAGGCGATGTTCAGCCGTTAGAAAAAAAATAATTGACAACTAAGAGCACATCTGCTTAGATGCACTCACGCGGGGAGAAATCCCGCACCGAACACAATCTTTCTGAGCAACTCGTTAGCGGCCGGAAAAGTCAAAGCGAAAACATTTCGCCGACTTTTTGCGCCGCTTTTTTTATGGCCTGAGTCGGCATCACACCGATTCAAGGAACTGTAAAAATGATTTGGAGTCTCAAGGTAATTCGGGAACAGATCGACGAAGAACTAGCAAAAGTAGATGCCATCGTTGCTCTTGCAAAAGACGAGAGTCGCGACTTTACGCCAGAAGAAGCGGCAGAAGTCGATCGCATTCAGGGCACGGACGACAAGCCCGGCGTTTTGCAGAAACTGTACGCCGACGAAAAAAGAGCTGCTCGCGTCGAAGCAAACTCAGCAGCCCGTGTTCGCTCTATCGGCAGCATCCCAGTGACCGGTCAGTCAAGCAAGGGGCCAGAGTCATCTGAGTTGCCTCGCGTTAAGGTGCCAGCAACTGCCAAGCGTCATGGCAGCGTAAAGCATTTCAAAGGGCCGGATGCAGAGGCAAACGCCTATACTGCAGGCCGCTTTTTGATGGCGGCAATTAACAAGCACGAGCCGTCAAAAATGTGGCTCAAAGATCATGGCATTCAGATGGCTGGCTCCAGCGACGATAACGGCAAAGGCGGTTATCTCGTTCCGGAGGTGCTTGAAAATGCAATGGTTGACCTGAAGGAAGAGTACGGGCAGTTTCGCCAGTACGCTCGAAACTGGCCAATGTCGTCTGATGTGTCGTTGATTCCTCGCCGCGTGAGTGGGTTCACAACCTATTTTGTCGGCCAGAATGACACAATCACAGCATCCGATGCGGCAATGGATCAGGTTCGGTTGGAAGCGAAAAAACTGGCAGCGATGACTCAGTTTTCCAGCGAATTGAACGAAGACGCAATTATCGCTGTGGCTGACTTCTACGCTCGCGAGTTTGCTTATGCTCTTGCGGTCAAAGAGGACCAGTGCGGCTTCCTTGGCGATGGCACCAGCACCTATGGTGGCATTGTTGGGTTGGATGGTGCTCTTGCGGCTGGCTCGATTGCTACTGCTACAGGCATCACCACAGCCGCAACTCTGACCATCACGCATTTTGAAGCGTGCGTCGCCAAGCTGCCGCGATTCCCGGGCATTCAGCCAGCTTGGTACATGCACAACAGCATTTACCACACCACAGCAGGCCGGCTGCAGTTTGCGGCAGGCGGCAACTCTGTGAGTGATCTTGCCGGCGGCTCTCAGTTGCAGTTCATGGGCTATCCAGTCCGATTGATCAACGCAATGCCATCAACTGCAGCTACGACCGTCAAGGTTGCCTATTTTGGCGACCTGAGTATGGCTGCCACGATGGGCACTCGTCGCGGGGTCACGCTGCGAGCTGATGAGTCCGTTTACTTTGCCCAAGACGCTTTGGCGTTGCGAGTAACGGAACGCTTTGACATCAACGTGCATGAACGCGGAACGGCATCTGTTGCCGGTCCAATCGTAGCTCTGCAAATGGGCTAATAATTGAGCCACTCGTCGCTCCGGGTGGACCCGGCCGGAACGCTGGCTCGCTGGCGTTCCGGTCTTTCAGAAATCACACAAATCAATTTTGCATAAGGTGTAAAAATGAAACCGAACATGACGACAAGTGCAGTCATCGCATTGTCAAGCCAGACGGCTGCCGCGACAGCAACAGTGGCTGGAACAATCGTAGACATGAAACACGCGGACTTTGCTACGATCATTTTGACAACCTCAGTGGCAGCCAACACAAATGCCGCTCCTGTTGTGGTCAAGATTCAAGAATCAGACACAACAACCACGACCGATTTCACGGACATCAGCACCAGCACGATGCAGTTGTCTGTCACGTTGTCCACTTCAGCAGGTCGCGTTGCAAAATTCCACGTTAACAACGATGGAACACGCAAGCGGTATATCCGGTTGTTTGCAACGCCGGGCACACACACAACCAACAGTGTGGTTTCGCTCAGTGCTGTAGCTGATGTTGTTTTGGACGTGAGCCCATCCGGAACGACCGGACAGGCTGATTTTGTTGCAATTGGCTAATCACCCCTAAACACCCGGAGCAAACGAGTGACCTCAAAATCTGTAAAAGTGTGCGGCATGATGACATCGCCGCGTTATATCAACGGCCTTTGCCGAGATTACATTGATGCCGCGTTTGTAGCGGCAAAAATACCGTTGCAGGACTCGCAAGGCGTGTTCTATGGGCAGTGTATGCAAAGGATGTTGCAGCAAGCCGTTGAAAAGGAATGTGATATTGCCGTGATCTGTGATGGTGATTCGCTGTTTACGGATTCTGACATTATGCGTTTGCTCGAAACGCTGGAGTCAAATCCGCACATTGACGCACTAGCATCGATGCAAATTCGGCGGGGCAACAAAACCATGTTGGCCAGTATCAAGGGCAAGTCGTCAGTAGAAGTCACAGGCGAACCTCTGCAGGTATCAACAGCACATTTCGGCCTGACAGTGATTGACCTGCGTAAGCTCAAGAACGTCCCGAAGCCGTGGTTTTGGTCACAGCCGGACGAAAACGGAGAGTGGGGCGACCTGCGAATCGATGACGATATCTGGTTTTGGAAGCAGTGGGAGAAAGCTGGAAACACCGTCTACCTTGACCCACAGACGCGAATAGGACACTTGGAAGAAATGGTTGTCATGGTCGAGCCACAAACATACGAGGCGGTTCACGCATACCCGAACGAATGGATCGAATCATGCAGGTCGAATTAATTCAGGACTGGCGAGGCTATCGCGTTGGGGCTCGTTTCCCGATGGAAGTGATTGGCGGAGGTGTCTTCGATGTTTTGCAACGGAACAGAGTGGCTCGATTACTATCCGAGCCAAACGACCAGAGTGAAGGATCAGGAGATTCGGAGCACTGTCAGAGTAGTGACACCACCAACGAGCGAGCCAGTGACGATCGCAGAGGCCAAGGCTCAACTCAGCATCGGGGCAAGCGACGTTAGTCACGACACGGAGGTGGCTTCGCTGATTGCGGCTGCTCGCGAGGAATGGGAACGAGACACCTCAATCGCATTGATCACGCGAACGCTGGAGCATCGACTACCGAAGTTTCTGTCAACGGTTGTTCTTTCGGTCAGACCGGCAATCGCCATTTCTTCAGTCACCTACGTGGACACGGCAGGTGCAACGCAAACAGTCGCATCGTCAAACTATTACTTGGACGGAGACGAAGTAAGGTTTCTTGACACGTTCGTCAGGCCATCTGTTCAGGACAGAAGCGAAGCCGTCAAAATCACCTACACGGCCGGATATGGCAGCGACTCCCGCGCGTGTCCGGAGCTTGACCGCATGGCAATCAAATTGAGTTTGGCCAATCGATTTGAAGACCGCGACATGATTGCGGCATCTGGCGAGCGACGGGCGTATGAGGCACTTGTCGCAAAGAAAATGAGGGCGAGTTATCCATGACCTTCCGCCCTGAACGAAAATTTCGACTTGGAACGATGCGGCACCGAATTACGGTGAGCGTGGAAGGCACGACACAGGACGAAGCCGGCCAACCAGTTGTGACGCTTAGCACTTGGTTGTCAGATGAGCCAGCGAAGTACGAGCCAACGACAGGTGGTGAAGGAGCACGAGGGCGACAAGTGGAGGCCGGAATCAGTGCCATATTCACAGTGCGTTATCGGGACGGCTACACGCCAGAAATGGCGATCGACATTGACGGGCAACGTTTCTGGATCGTTTACGTCAAAGCAGTTCAGGGCATGGATCGCTATCGAGAACT